TCTTACCGTTCAGAACACCAGCAAATGTATTGCCAGTATCGTCAACGTTGAGGTTGGTGCTCAGTGCTGGAGTGTAGTCCAGGATACCTGCCATGCTCAGTGCACTTGCAACGTCTGCGGAGCAAACGATGAAGTTACCTTTACCACGACGTGTTTGCTGAGCAATGTTGTTGGCATCGCGTTCGATTTGGAACAGCAAGCCTTTGAAGCGTTCTACGCTCCAACGACCGTTGGCATCCACATCCAGGTCAAATGTACCGTAGGTTGTGGTGGCACCAGTGTCTGCACCTGGCTTGGCAGCTGCATACATGGTACGGATAACTTCACGGTTGATCTCGAACAGGATTTCCTGGCTCAGGATGTTGCTCAGTTCACCTTCGGCATCCAGACCATGTACTGCCTTAAGGTCCTGTGCGAGTTCGACGGTGTACTCTGCCTTCAGTGCACGTGTCTTGGCAGTGACAGTGGTCTTTTCGATGCTGAATGCCATCTGACCAAATGCATAGGTGTCGCCTAATTGTTCAGCGTCACCAGTAGCAATACCAACACCGGTGGTGTATGGGCTGTTAACTGGGTTTGTACCAGCGTGAGCTGTCAGGCTGGAACCAGCGAAGTCGGTGTCGGCTTCGTTGAACAGAGCTTCTGTAGAACCTTGTGAACCATAGTTGCTCTTCATAGCGAAGATCAAACCGGTTGGGCCTGTCATTGGCTGAACGCCGCAGACATCATAAGCCATTAGATTAGGCATGGCACGACGTACCAGGCTAATCAGGATTGGATCGTAACCAGCCATGTTTGCATTAGATGGGCTGTTGACCTGGCCGCTGAAACCAGCGCCGATGGCGTTGGCAGGAGTGGTTTCCCACAGAGCCTGCTTCTCTTCCATCAGGGCTTTTTCCTGGTTTTCCAGCAGAGTAGCAGTAACGGCACGCTTATACGCGTCCTTGATTTCAGGAAGAGCATCGTGGTTGATGACTGCTTCCCACTTGTTTTGGATTTGTTCGTTTAAATTGAACATGTTTTTTTCTCCTAAAAGAAACTATATCGTTATTTATAAAAACTTATTTCTTGACTGATCTCGAAATGGTCTGAACATAACGCTGAATCTGTGCTGGGATATCAGCGGCTGGCTTGTCACCATTCTGCACTGCCTCTTCCAGCATCTTTTCAGGGCTGGTAGGTGTGCCGGCTGGGAAATAATTTTCCTTGACAACCTTGACCTTCTGTGTGAACAGATCTTCGTTGTCAAATTCAACGCCTTCAAGCAATTTGCCTAGTTTTTCAGCATCAGTAGCGGTAAGTCCGCGGCTGGCGTGTTCGATGATACGATCGCGCATCACTGCATCCAACTGAGATTTAAGCTCAATGTTGGTGCTAATGGCTTCGTTGAGTTTAGTCTCGGCATCGTCGACCTTGACAGCCATGTCTTCGAGAACGTCAACCTTGTCCTCGGGTACTTCAAAGTAGTGTTCTTGGAAAAGATTTTTTAGACCAAGCATAAAGTCTTCGGCAACTTCTGTGCGCAGACCTTTTTCCACGGCAATTTCATTGTCCTGCATCCATTGTTCTACAACATAATTTAGATATGAATCAACCTTTTCTACAAGTCCCTCTTTGATAGATTCAATTTCCGCAGCAGCCTGTTCAACAAGCTCTTCGGTAATTTTTTCGATTTCGTTGTTGACACGGCTAATTACAGCTGCCTCGAAAATGGCGCTGGCCTGTGTCTTGAACTCTTCGCTGAGATTGGTATCGGTGCTGAACACACTGGCGATATCCTTGCGCAGATCTTCCAGATTCATTTCTACCTTGCGTGGCTCGGCGGTCTGATCTTCCAGATCTTCTTCAGTGATGACTTCGTCGTCGGCATCGGCATCTTCCTTGAAGGGAATCTGACCTTCACCTGGATTGGTGGGCTGTTCAAAAGTACCAGTAGTGCTGGTGCCCTTGCCAGTGGCTACCTTAACAGCAGCATCACGGCTATTGCCCTGACGTGCCTGTGGCTCACTGTTGCCTTTTTTCAGACTTGAGTCTGGTGTATTGCTGTTCTGACCATGGGGATCGACCTGATTGACATCAGCGTCCTTGCTGTCGCCCTGCTTGGGATTGCTGGTTTCGCCAGCTGGCTTCTTGATACTGTCATCGCCCTTGACAATGGCCTGACCATTGTGCGGATCAATTTCAGTATATGTGGCTTTTTGGCTGTCGCCCTGCATATGAGCGTTCATGCCTTCGCCGTCGTCGCTCTTGCCAGCTGCAGCCTCGTTAAGCGCCTTGGATTTTTTAGCTTCCATGAGCTCGCGGATTTTGGTTTCTAGTGACATTAGTATCTCCTAACCTAAAACGGGTTCGTATTATTTATAAAAATCTTTAATTCGATAGACGACGCATAAAGTCATTGAAGACCTGAATCTGCGCTTCGGCTAAATCTTTGCTGCTGGCACGGCGTATTACATTTCGAGCACGGTCAATGTCGCGCTCTACAAAACGGCCTTCAACCATGACCCACTCTTTGCCTTCCATGATGCCACGTACAAAGGCATCGGGTGCACTGGGATCGGCTACAATGTCGCCTGCAGTTGCCAGATAAAAATCGTCCTGTACTTCATTGACACCTTCTTTGTTCATAACCAGGCTACCCATGCCGCGGCTTGATACACCCAGCTGAGCACCCTCGTCGATCAAATTCTTTACAATGCGTCCCATGGGAGTCTCGGTCATGATCTTGGCGCGGCCAACATAGTTGTTACCGTCTTCCTTGAGACTGGTGATCATGTGACTGACACGATCCAGGTTGATGCCTGGACCATCGGGATGACCTAGCTCGCCAAAGGCACGCTTGGTCTCAACATATTCTTTGATGTAGCGGTTAACCTCACGCTCCATCACAGGCTTGCTATACTTGCGCCCGTTTTTATTTACTACCTCGGTCTGCAGGAATGGACCTTCGATGAAATAGGCCTTGCCGCCATCTTCTTTCTTTTCCTGCAGATAGCGAACTTCCTGTATGGTTTCAGTAATGAGTTTCATTATACCCCCACGTTGGTTTGGGTGCTGGAGAATCCATCGCCTTTGCGCAGATCCAAAATCAGCATACCTGGCATGTTGAAGGTAACATCGATGCTGCTGGTGGCGCCTATGGCCAGTGCTGGAATCTGATTGGAACCAGGAAAGTCGCTGGCACCATGTAGATCCAGCACAACAGTACCTGAACTGCCGCGCTTAATGGTTACGCCGCTCACGGCATCACCAACATTGCAGTAGGCTGCGGCAATGGTTACAGTGAGAGCGCCACTGGAAGTTTCTCTGCCTGCGCGTAAAAATTCAGTAAGAGCAATGCTGGTGGTGTCTGCAGCAGCAGTGGCAACCAGATGCAGCATTGCACGCATGTGATCGTTTTTAATTAGTGTCTTGGTTAAAGCCATTATTCTTCTCCGTCGTCTTCTAGAAGATGGTCAAAGCTTTCATTGGCTTTGATCTTCTTGGCAATCTCGTGGCCCTTCATGATGACCTTCTTGGGCAGATCTTGAACAGGGCCTGCGCCATAGCCGTACTTTTTCTTGGCAGCTGCCATGCCTATGGCATACTCGTTATACTTGGCGGCTTCACGAATCTGCTTGAACGCTGGCATCATGTGCTCCTAGTTGTCTGGCTACTTCTTGTTTGCGCTGATCCAGAGCGTCGGTAAGTTTGATGCTGATCAGATCAGTAAAATTTTGCTGTGCCTCGACATGATTGTCGGTCTGGATGTTGTCCAGCATGTCGCGGATTAGTTGATCGTGTGTCATAGTCTGGCCTTTCTAAGTTCCATGATGTTATTTATGGCAGGGAAAACCGTTTCAATCACAGGGTTTTCTGGGTTATAGGGCATAGGCTGTTGCGGTTGTCCTTGTGGACCCTGCAGTGCCTGGCCAGGTTGTTCTTGCTGAGCTGTCAGTTGTTGCTGTAGGTCAGTGTCGTTGGCTATGGCATCTTTCATTTCGTCGACTTCGTCTTCGGTAAGATGCAGGATCTTGTCATAGACATACTCACGACTAAAGTAAGTACCAACATGTGGAACTATGGTGTTCAGCAGGTCCAGACGATTACGCAGAATTTCGCTTTCCTTGGCCTCGGCTGTGTAGCCATCCTGGGTAAACTCATAGTAGATGTCTTCCTTGATTTTATCCCATTCCTCGGCCTTCATGATGCCCTTGAGCACCAGCTGAGTCTTCAGCAAGTCGTCGAATAGCTCGGCAAACTTTTTGCGAAGTCTGCTAATAAATTTACTGAACTTGAGTTCGTCTCGGGTAATCTCAGCCTGGCGGCCAAAGTTCATGCCTGTCTCGGGCTTCATGCGGCTCAGTGGTACATTGAGCGACTGATATAATTTGTTCTGAAAATAGTTGATGTCGTTGATCTCGCCCAGATTCTGGCCGCCATCTAATGTGGTGATCTCTGTGCCTTTGCCGCCTTCACGACGTGGCATCCAGAAGTCTTCCAACATGGACATTGTTTTCTTCTCGTCACGAACTTCGCCAGTGCTGGCATCATAGGTGACCTTGTTGCGATACTGATTCATGATCGACTTGACATACTGCTCGGCCTTGACCTTGGGCAGGTTACCAACGTCGATGTAGAAAATTCTGCGCTCGGGTGCGCGTGACATGCGGTAAATCACCAGACTGTCTTCCACCATGCGCAGCTGATTAACTGTCTTGATGGCTTTGTTTAGATGACTCAGCACCATGTTGCGATCCAGATCCAGTAGTCCACTGGTGCAGTAGGTGATGCTGTCTGGGCTGATGCGCAGTCCCTGGCTCTGATTGGCAGTGCTGGGCACCGTGGCAATCAGTCCCTTTTCATTGTAGATAAAAAATTCTTCGATGTTGGTGATGAACTCAACACCGGTCTTCTGATCTTTTTGCTTGTTAATTTTGCGCACTTTTTTAATCTTACGTGGATCAATGTAGCGCAATTCCTGAATGCCCTGCTTGGCATTGCTAGTATTGACAATCTTGTGGTAGTAGATTCTGCCGTCGATGTACCAGCGTTTAAAAATGTCATGTGCCTTGCTGTTGAAGTCCAGCATCTTCAGCACATTGTCGAACTCTTCTTCGATTAAATTTTTAACGCTTTTGCTAAGATCGACCTTTTCCAGATCTAGTTTAACCACGGGCTCGTCATCCTGTGCTGAGACAGCTTCATTGACAATGTCTTCAATGGCGCTGTCACAGTCAGGATAGTTACTGGCATCACGATAACGACTAATTAAATCGTTCTCAGTCTTGGCTATGACATCAATGTCAATGTAGGTGTTGTAGAAGCCACTGGCGTTGACCGTGGTGGCGCCTTCGTCGTCAGTATGAGGTACGAAGCTCTGTTTAGGAGCCTCGTCCTTTTTCTTCTGTATAGTATAACCAAATAATGTAAGATCGGCCATGCCTTATCCTGTCAAAAATTAAATACCTAAAATACCGCGACCCCGACCAATGGTATTGTTGATAACATTGCCAGCGCTCAGCGATCCACTCAATGCTGTGGTATAGTGCTGGAACTGGAAGGTGCAGGTATAGGTTTCAATGGTGTCATTGTCGCCATAGTTCAGTGCAATTTCGCTGAGATCCACGGGGAAGGCACTGGCCAGGGTATAGATCTTCAGTGGATTGTTGTTGCGATCCAGCTGAGTAACCGAAATATTGACCTGATATTCGCGTGGGTTGGTGATACCATTGTTGTTAACCAATCCATTCATGCCGTTCATCCAGGCTTCCAGACTGTTGCGAATATTGAAGCTGACGTCGTTCATGATGGTTACTGTCCAGGGAGCAAAGGTACGCTCACCAGCAAATTTAACCTCACGGCCTCGATACTGCACAATAGTGGGATTGACTACGCTGCCAGGCAGGCTAGTTGCACTGCATAGAAACGCTGCCTGGGGTGTGGCTGCTCCGCCAGTGGGTACATAATTAGGAAAGTTTAATGCTACAAAAAACTGGTTGGCGCGTGCACCGCCGCCAACCATTGCGGCTTTAAACTGATCAACGTTAAAAATTGATCTTTCTGCCATTTTTTATTCTCCTGTTAAAAACCTATTATGCGCCAACTTCTTCAAAACTTACACTGCTGCGTGTCGCCACAAAGTTCAGAGTGATGAAGTTGATAGACTTGTTGGGCTTGATGTAAATGTCAGCTATGAACTCGTTGCGGTCAATGACTTCACCAGTGTTGTTGGTTTCATCGCAGACAACGCGGAAGTCAGTGATACCACGACGGCCCTGTACGTCACGCAGGAAGGGCTCAACCAGGCTCACAAACTGTGCACGAGTGAAACCATCGTTGAACTCAAACAGCTGGAATTTAGCAGCAGTTGCAATGGCTTTTTCCAGAACAATGAACAGTCGGCGTACGTTGATGCGATCAAATGCGCTGGGCTTCTGTGTGCAGGTCTTATCGCCGAACAGCACTGTACCCAGACCAGGTTGTGTAACAACTGGATTGATCTGATTGCGATACAGGTTGTCACGATCGGTCTTGTTGGGACTCCAGTTCAGCTTCACCAGATTCTTGATCTGACCGCGGGTATAACCGCCTGGGCTGTACCAGGGTTCAGTAGTCTCGTCGGTGCGCACGCAAACGCCGGCGGTGTCGCCTGCCAGTGGTACATAGCGGTACACATCGTTGTAGCGATCATACTGGTATTTCCAACCACTGTCCATGACCGCAAATGTTGAGTCTTTGTTGAAGTTAGCGATACGATCGTTGACCACCGCAGTGGCTGTCAGCAGACTGGCCGCAGTTGGGCTGGTGAACACCAGACAATCACGACGTACATCGGCCACGTTGTCTACAACATAGCGTGCTGTGGCATTGTCGGCAGACACACCAACTACAGGGATCAGACTTACGTCAAACAGTTCGCCATTGGCTAGCTTGACATATTCTGATTGCAGCAGACCGTCGGTGGGAGTAACTGCTACACCGCCGCTGAAGCTGCGAGTCTGAACCTGACTCATAAGATTAAAGCCAGTACCGTCGGTGGGTGCTACACTTTCCCAGGTCACTGAATTGGTGGCGCTGCTCACAGTAAGTGCAGTCTTGCTACCGTAACGAATCCAGGCACTGCCCAGATTAACATAGGTACGATAGTACAGACTTGTGCCATCGGATGCACGAGCATCGGTGGCCTTGCTCAGACCCTGGTGTTTTTCCAGGATGGTGCCTGCGGTACCGGTAATGCCACCGTCTTCGTCAACCACCACAACGTGAATTTCGTCATAGATGACTGCGCTGGCTGCGCTGACACCGGCCTTTTCCAGGGCAAAACGAGTATGAGTTGGGCGGCTTTCTACATCCTGCCAGAACTCCCACAGCATGGTGCAGCTGGTAGTGGTTGGTGTGATACCAGTATTGTTGGTAAACGCCAGCGTGGTTGCACCGCTGGCAGCTGCCGCGGTTAGCTGGAATCTATAGGCAATGCCGCTGGCTGTGATCTCAATCCAGCTACCCTTGGGTGCAGGACGAGTCAGCGCAGCTACTGTGGCGCCAGTAGTGAACAGATCATTGACTGTGGCCAGCTGAGCAGAGAACTGATAGCTGTTGTAGTCGCAGACGCTGACTTTGAGGTTGTCACCCACAGTACCAGGATAGCGTGCTACATATTCTGTGCCTGTAAGCGTTGGCGCAGTATAGCCAGCATCACCGTTG